TTGGGACAAGGCGGGCACGGAGGACGGCGGAGCCTACACGGCTGGCGTGCTCGCGGGCGTTACGGCGGACGAGCGGGTCTACGTCCTGGACGTGGCGCGCTTCCAGAAGCGGGCGGGAGACCGCGAGAAGTTGATACACGATAACGCACAAGCGGACGCCGTCACGTACTCGGCTTCGGTGGGCCGTTCCGATAAACTCGCCGTGCTCGTGGTAGTGGAACAGGAGCCCGGCTCGGGAGGAAAGGACTCGGCTGAGGCTACGCTTCGTCACCTGGTCGGCTACCGCGCCGAAGCCGAGACGGTGAGTGGCCAAGGCAACAAGTTCCTGCGCTCCGACCCCTTGGCCGGTGCCGCCAAGCTCGGGCTCGTTTATGTGGTGAGGGCTCCGTGGACCGAGGAGTTCCTGCGCGAGATGGAGGCGGCGGGACCTGGCGCGGCCTACCTTGACCAGCACGACGCGGCGGCCGGCGCCTACAACCGGCTCATGAGCCTTCTCGACGTGAATCCGCCAGACGTCGATTTGTCGTCTGCGCTTTCTGGCCTGGAGTGGGAGCCAGCGTGGCGGATCAGCTAACACTCCGCGCCCCCACCCTTGCCGACGTGCAGAAGGTTCGCGGCTGGCGCACGAACGAGACCGTACGCGCTGGCCTCCGCACCCCATTCATGCTCACCGAGGAGATGCAGGAGGGTTTTTACCGCGACGTGATCTGCAACCGTGACGCCCCCCATCGCTACTGGTCGGCTTACCCTCCGGCCGGTGGCTCGCTGGTTGCCTTCTGCGGCCTCACCGACATCGACTGGATAGCGGGCCACGGCGAAATCAGCTTGATCGCTGGACCGGACGCTCCGAAGGGCACGGGCGCTGAGTGCGTGCGTCTCGTGCTGCGTGAGGCGTTCGAGCGGCTGAGGCTCGTGCATGTATTTGGGGAATGTTACGAGCACAACGAGGCGGTCGGGTTCTGGGAGAAGATGGTCGAGCGGCACGGTGGAGGGTCGGTGCGCGTGCCGGGTCGCAAGCTTTGGGGTGGCAAGCTTCACGGAGCGCTGTTGTTCTGGTTCGATGGTGCCTCGCGGGCGGGCATGGCGGTGAACGAGGAGTCCTCCGTCAACCCAACGAACGTTGGGAGCCCGCACACTAGAGCCTTACGCGTGGGCCAGCCGCCGTCGGAGCCGCCCTACTACATGCGGGAGTACGGCCCGCAACCCAACAGCGGACGCATGGATCCTGGTCCGCTACCCATCGATTCGTGAACAACGTCATAGTAACCGGTGGCTCGGGCAGTTTCGGCCAAGCCTTCGTGCGCGAGCTCATGGCCGGCGACGAGGCGGAGCGCATCGTCATCTACTCGCGCGGCGAGCACAAGCAGGAGGAGATGCGCCTCGCCCTCGATCCCAAACAGGAGCGGTTGAGGTTTGCCATAGGGGACGTGCGGGATTATCGCAGGCTTCAGGTCGCCATGCGCGGCATCGACACGGTGGTTCACGCCGCCGCCCTCAAGGTGGTCCCGCTCGCCGAGTACAACCCGTTCGAGGCGCTGAAGACCAACGCGCTCGGGGCCGCGAACGTAGTTGAGGCTGCCCTGCACGCGGGAGTCGAGACCGTCGTTGCGCTCGGCTCCGACAAGGGCGCGAGCCCGCTCAACATGTACGGGGCGACGAAGCTCTGCGCGGAAAAGCTCTTCGTCGCTGCCAACGCCTATGGTGGGCTCGCCACCCGCTTCACATGTACGCGCTATGGCAACGTGACCGGTTCGGCGGGCTCGGTCGTGCCGCGCTGGCTTGCCCTCGCCGGCCACGCCCCTCTTCCGGTTACGTCGTTCGAGGCCACCCGCTTCTGGATGACGATCGACGAGGCGGTGGCGCTGGTGCTGCACGCGACACGTCACGGTGCGCCGGGTGAAGTGATCGTGCCGAACCTGCCCGCTTACACGGTCCACGCCTTGGCTGAGGCCATCGACCCGGACGGCTCCCGCACGCTTACCGGACTCCGGCCAGGCGAGAAGTTGCACGAGGTCATGGTGAGTGCCGACGAGGCGGCCCTGACGTGGCTTCACCATGACGGCCACTACCGGATAGCCCAGCACGGCCCGGAGCCACATGGCGAGCCCTTGGCCGGCCCCCTATCGAGTCACGCGGCGGTGCGGCTGACGGTCACCGAGCTACGCGCTCGCCTCGCGGCGCTCGGGCTCGTACCGGGCGCGGAGGGTGGTGACGGCATGAGCATCGGCACAGGCAGTACCGGACCCAATGACCTCGATGGCGGCACCATCGACGACGCGACATGAATGTGTTCCGGGCCGAAGGATGGGAGCTTCGCATTGAGTGCGAGGCGCACGATGTCACGCCTCGGGAGGAGCCCGATCCCGAATGGCGCTATACCGACAGGGCTGGCCACGTCCACACGTACGACACGGAAATGGAGGTGCCCACCGCTACGTGGGTGTCGCAAGGCCCCTACTGGTGCGACTGCCACGGGGATATGGTTGAGGACCACGTGCTGGAGTGCTCCGAATGTGGCGAGGTCATCAGCCCCGGCATGCGCGCTGTTAATGAGGCGAGGTCTGTGCCTGGATTGATTAGCGCATACGGGACGGTGTACCGAGGTGAGGCAGCATACGATGTGCTGGCGAACGCGATTTACAACGACGACGTTGTGAGCATTAGGTTGGGGCGGTTTCAGATTCCTAGTGCGAAGGCGACGGATATGGATGAGGACCGCATCGGCTTCCGCGCACTCGCCCCCGTACTGTTCACCGTGTCCACACCCAAGGAAGACGAGTTGAACATCGCGGGCGTAGGTATCGGCCCCGGCTATCCGTGCCGCATCGTTTGTGAGCTGGGCACGTCCCACAACGGCTCGCTCGACACAGCCCTCCGCCTGATACGCGAGTGCGCCGAAGCAGGGGCCGACTTCGTCAAAACGCAATGCTATAGCCTGCCTGAGATCATGGCTCTACGCGGTTACGGATTGTCGCCCGAACCCTGGGCCTCGCTCGGCTATAAGACGCTACCGGACCTATACGCCAGGGCCAAGACTCCGCGCGTGTGGTTTCCGGCGCTTGTTGCCGAGTGCGAGCGGGTGGGTGTGCCGTGGTTCAGTTCGGTGTTCGGGCCGGACTCGCTGGCGCTGCTTGAATCGCTCAGATGTCCGGCATACAAGGTGAGTGCGTGGGATGAAGCGCACCCGTTAGGGCTCAAGGTATGGGAGGTTGCTGGAAGGACGGGTGCGCTGTTGATCGCCAGCACGCGCGGCACGTCTCGGCTGTCCTGGGCAGACCTGACGCTTTTCTGTCCGCATGGCTACCCACAAGGCTCCGACGGCTGCTACTCGGCTGGCAACTGGCCGTCCGTATTCGAGCACATGGACGGCCTGAGCTACCACGGTACACAGGTGGCTGTTCCGGCGCGCGCTGCTATCGAAGGCGCCTCCATGATCGAGGTCCACGTACAGCTAGACAACGAGCCATCGGTGCTCGACGCTCACTCCTCGCTCACGGTGTCGCAGCTTCGGGTGCTGTGTGAGGCTGCTAAGGGGGTGCGGGTGTGAGCGACCACATCCCTGGAGTAACCCCGTCCGCGCCGAAGCCGGTCCCGACCGAGCCGACGCATTACGAGGAAGTCGTTGAGGGCGTGACGGCGGCAGAGCGCGAAGCTGCGAACCCGGAGACGCGGGACGCATGGCTCGGACGGTTTCACGGGCTTCGGGTTCTTGCTCCCTCGCCCTCATGGCTATATCCCAAAAGTCGGCCGTTCGATTCATGGGGCATTCTTCGGCAAGGTGAGGCCGGACGGTTGGGTCCTCTTGATGGCGTTCCTTGCGGTATGGTTGGCCGTGGTTGTTGTCGGCGGCTTGCTGGCGTGGGTGCTATGAATATAAGCGAGGACCACCGGATTGTTGGCGCGCAGTACATCGGCATCGAGGAGCGCGACGTGCATTTGATGATGTTTACGGAACGGATGGGTATGTTGCACACATGGATCTGGGATCAAGTCGAAGGTCGGTGGGTGCAGGCTGTGCCGGGGCCGGCCCGGGCACGTGGGCAGTTGGACCGTACTCGGTACCCGCCACCACCGCCATGGCGGGAGGAGGGGGCGTAGATGCGCGTTCTCATCGTAGGCGCCGGATCAATCGGCTCCCGCCGTGCTCGCATCCTGGCAGAGATGGGGCACAAGGTGTGGACGTGCGACAACCGAAGTGAGCCAACGGGGCGTGAGGCACCCGGCGAGATTCACGAGGTGCGCGACCACTTCTACGACGTCGAGACGGCCCTGGCGGTACTCGACCACGTAGACGCCGCGTTCATCTGCACGCCAGCCGGAAGCCACCTAAAGCCTATGGACGATGTACTGCGGGCAGGTATCCGCGGGCTATTTGTTGAGAAGCCGTTAGGGCTCTCGATCGAAGCGTTAGACGTTGCCGCTTACTTTGCGGAGAGGCCCGGTATCGTCACCATGGGCGCCTGTAACATGCGCTTCGCCTACGACCAGGACGGGAACGTGGCGTGGGCGCTGAGCCCGCTGCTGCGGCACGCTGACCCGGTATGGTTCGTGTCGAGCCAACCGCTCCCCTCGTGGAGACCGGGCGCCGAAGCGGCCTACCGCCGTAACGGTATCGTTCTGGAGATGGCGATACACGAGCTGGATTTAGTAGCCTCCGCGTTCGGACCGATCCTGGACGTGAAGGTGATCGCGCTCGACGATGACTTGGCGGTGTTCCATTGCGAGACGTATGGCCCGGACACCTACGTGCTCGTCAACTGGTCGGACCGCGCGGCCCCGGCTCGCCACATCCGCACCGCGGGCAACGACAACGTTCTCGTGCCCGATACGTCCGACGCGATGTATGCCCGAGAGATGAAACACTTCCTCTCATGCGTAGAGTCGGGTGAGGAGACGTGCAACCCGATCGCCCAGGCTGCGGAAACGCTCAGGTGGGCGCTGGAGGTGAACGATGCGAGACAAGCGCAAGGTGGACCGACGCAAGGAGCAGGTGGCGTGGAAGCGGCCGCGGACGACCGACATGAGGACAGCCGAGCGGGTGTACAAGGAACGGCGGCACTCGGAGCGGAGACGTGAGCCGCGTGCTGGTGGGTATTCAGGCCCGGCTCGGGAGCACTCGCCTCCCAGGTAAGGTCCTCGAACAGATCGGCCCGTGCTCTGCCCTGGAGCACGTCTACCGGAGGGCCGAGGCGGCGCTACCTGACGCGCACGTGGTGGTGCTCTACCCGTCGCCCGATACCGAGATCAGGGCGCATTGCTCGGCGCAGGGCATGGAGTACTACTGCTACGACGGTGACGAGGACGACGTCTTCGGCCGATACATCGCGGCGGTTCAGCACGTCGATGCCGACGTGGTGGTGAGGCTGACGGCTGATTGTCCGTTTGTGACGCCGGAAGAAATTCAAACCGTGGCCGGGCGAGTGATGCGCGGAGAAGCGAGGTTTGCTACGAACGTGGATAGCCCGCGCTATGTGCCGGACGGCTATGATGTCGAGGCATTCTCGTGCGGCCTTCTACGGGAGATCCGGGAACACTTACCTGGATCTGTCCTGATGGGTGGGCGTGTGCATCACGTCATGCCCGAGCCTGGGTCTCCCAAGTATGAATTGGGCCGTCTCCGCTGGACCCTAGACACCCCCGCAGATCTGGCCAAGATGCGAGCGCTCGCCGAGACGGTGGACGTGACGCCACCGAACCGTCCGACGTGCTGGGACCTGCTAGCGTTCGACAAGGCCCGCGCATGATCTACTCGGACTCGCTCTGCGTGCTGCACATCCCGAAGACGGGCGGGATCAGCGCACACAATTGGGTCGCGGCGAACGTGCCGGGCTGCCGGGAGGTGAGGGCTCCGACGCCGCACATCCCTCTCCGCGACATCGAGCGGTACACGGGCCACAAGCCTGGTTTGTTCCGCAAGATCGTGGCCGTGGTGCGCGACCCCTACGACCAGCAACTCAGCCAGTGGGTGCATTACCGTGACGGCTACGCACGAGGTGGACGCTCGATTTCCGAGGTCGTCGCCGCGCTCTATCCCGAGCTTGGGCACTGGCTGATTGATCCCTATGCGGACGCCCACATGGCACACGAGGAATACCACAACGGACTAGCGGCCGAGGAAGCGCACAGGCTCGTGCAGGGCCTCGGTTACTACGAGTACTACCTCGCCCTCGACGGTGAGACGCCGGACAACCTCGTGGTCGTGCCGTTCGAGGAGTACCCGGTTCGCTTCATCGACGCGGTACGCGAGCTCGTGCCAGCCGAGCCGACGCCGTTCCCGCACGTCAACAAGTCGGCGCCGAGAAACACGGTGGCCTATTACTCGCAACTCGCGACGGCGATCGTGTCGCACAAGTTCCGGTGGAGCATCGGGCGCGGCATGGTTGAGGGGCGTGAGTGGGGAGAGTGGAGGGAGGTAGTGTGAGCAAGCTTCTCCCAGCCACGGCTCAGACGTACTCGAAGGCGCCGAGCAGGTATCCGGCGGGGACGCCAGAGCATGCCGTCGCAGCGAGCGGTGCGTGGGCCATGCTATCGGACGGCAACCGATACCTCGACTGCACGAACGGGCTTGGTGCGGTCATACTAGGTCATGGGGACGAAATGGGGAATGTTCGCGTTGCGAACGCGCTTCCGCTCCCGTCCGCTCGTGAGGAAACTTGCGCCCGCACCCTCCTAGCTTGCCTCACCTGGCCAGGCGCCGAGTCGGTGCGCTTCGGGAAGAACGGCGCCGACGTGACGGGCGCGGCCGTGCGGCTCGCGCGTGCTGTGACGGGCCGGGACATGCTCGCCTACTCAGGCTACCACGGTCACCACGATTGGAGCATGGGCGAGCCACCCATGAACGCCGGCATCCCCGAGGCGGTGCGCGACCTCTCGGTCAGAGTGCCGTGGCCAGATATCGAAGCGCTCCGTGGGTTGCTCACCACCCGCGCCTTCGCGTGCTACGTGTCCGAGCCCTGGCCGACGGCGCTTCATGACTCGCCTCCACCCGACGGCTACTGGCAGGAGGTGCGCCGGATCTGCGACGCGACGGGCACGCTGCTGGTGTGCGACGAGATGGTGAGCGGGTTTAGGATGGCCGTCGGTGGCGGTGCTGAGGTTTACGGGATCTCCCCCGACATTGGTTGCTACGGCAAGGCGATGGGCAACGGCTACGCCGTCTCGGCTATCGTCACCCGGTGGGAGCTGGCCCAACGCTGGGAGCGCGACGTGTTCTTCAGTACGACGCACGGGGCCGAGCAAGCGGGCATAGCCGCCGCGACGGCATGTATGGCCATCGTGAGGGATGAGGACGTTCCTCGCGCCTTGGCAGGGCTGGGGAGCGAGATCATGCAGCTACCCGGCGTCAGCGGCTACCCTCAGCGTCCGGCGCTCTCGGGCTGGACCCCGGAAGCATTATCTTGTTTGGTCCGGGAGCACCGTGTGCTGACGCAAGGCTACGTCAATATCAGCCTCGCCATGTGCGAGGACACCAAAGCGAGGTCATTGCTGCTCCGGGCCCTGGAAGCCACCGCGCCTAAGCGTGAGGCGGCCGCATGAGCGATACGGCAACCGAGTTCCTGAAAGCCGAGACGGTGAACCTATCCGAGCTAGGAGGCACCGGCCTGGAGCACTCAGGCGGACGCATCCACGAGGAGTTCCTACGCCAGCTATCGGGGACCCTCGCGGGGAAGATCTACCGCGAGATGAGCTCGAACGACGCGGTTATCGGCGCGGCGCTCTACGCGATTGAGACGTTGATCAAGGGCGCCGATATCAGCGTGGAGCCTGGCGTGCCTGGGGACCGCGAGTCGGAGCGCGCCGCCGAGTTCCTGGGGACGGTACACGACGACATGAGCCACACGTGGTCCTCGTTTGTCGGCGAGTGGATGGCGACGCCGGTACACGGGCATGGGCCGTTCGAGATCGTCTACAAGCGCCGCGACGGCGACCAACGCAAGCCCGGCGAATCGAGCCGCTACACGGACGGCATGATCGGAGTGAGGAAGCTAGCCATCCGCCACCCGGACTCACTCGATCGCTGGGTCTTCGATGACGAGGGCGGCGTGCAGGGCATGGTGCAGCGTACCGCGACCCAGGGGTTCAAGACCGTCGAGATCCCGATCGAAAAGCTCGTGCTCTTCACGGTCGGGCAGCGGAAAGGCAGCCCTGAGGGCACCTCCCTTCTTCGGAGAGCTTTTACGGCTTGGTATCGCAAGAAGCGCGTGGAGGAAGTCGAGCACATCGGCATCGAGCGGGGGCTTGCTGGCCTGCCAGTGTTCTACGTGCCGGCCCATTGGATGAATGCCGACGCAGGCTCTGCCGACAAGGCCAGCTTCGACGAGATCAAGAAGATCGGAAGGCGCATCCGCTCGGATGACCAAGCGTGCATCGTACTGCCCTCGATGTTCGACAAGGAAGGCCACAAGCTCGTGACGTTCGAGCTTGCGGGCACGAGCGGCCAACAGCGCGGCATCGATAGCGGCAAGACCAAGGAGTACTACTCGCGCCAAGCCGCCATGACGATGCTCGCGGACGTGATCTTGATCGGCCATGAGAAGGTCGGCTCGCACGCGCTAGCCAGCAGCAAGACAACGCTGTTCGCTGCTGGCATCGGCGCGCTCTTGGGCGACATGGTGGACACTCTGAACCGTCACCTTGTCCCGCGTCTCATGAGGCTGAACGGGCTGCCGACCGACGCGCGCATGCCGCAGTTCCGGCACGGCGACATCGAGTCGATCGACCTGGCCGAGCTAGGCGAGTGGATCAACAAGCTATCGGGTGCCGGCATGGCGATCTTCCCGACCGAGGACGGCAAGCTTGAGCGCGAGCTGATGCGGCTCGCGAACCTGCCGAGCGATGGGCTGCCGGTAGGCATGGTGCCGGTAGCAACGGAGAAGCCGGAGGATGATGAGAAAGAAGAGGAGGAAGAGAACACCGCATGACCCTCCGCCTCATCCACAAGGCCCCGCGCTTCCGAGGTGTCAACCGCGCACCGGCTTCCGAGCCGTGGAGAGCGATCCACCGGGCCGCCGACAAGCGTGTGCCGGCGATGCAGCGCGCCTTCGAGGAGTGGGCGCGCGGCCTGGAGCTCCGTGATGGCATGGTGGGCTTCGCGCTCCGGGCGAACGAGCCGGGCGCGGCGGCTGTCAACGCGATTGATTGGGACCGGGCGAGGGCGCGGCTGGAAAACGCTCTGCTCCCCATCCTCAAGGACACCTACTATGCGGGCGGGCGTGTCGGCGAGCGCACGACCAAGATCGAGAAGCAGGTATTTCGCACGCTCATCGGCGCCTTCGATCTGCTGAACCCACGGGCTGCGGTATGGGCGGCCTTGCACGCCGCTGACCTGGTGACGCTTGTGACCGCACAGCAGATGCGGACGCTCAGGGACATCATCGTCCGCGCCCAAGCTGAAGGGCTCAGCCTGCGCATCCAGGAAGCCGAGATCCTGGAGCGGCTACGTCTCGGCATCGGGCTCGACGACGTGAGGGCCGGCGCGGTGGACCGCTTCGTGCGTACCCAGCTAGAGGCGGGCGTCGATCCGGTGACGGTGCAGCAACGAGCTGAAGCGCTCAGGGACCGCTACCTACATCAGCGGGCGCACACGATTGCGCGAAACGAGACGCTTGCCGCTGCCAACGCCGGCAAGGTCGAGACGTGGACGCAGGCGCGGGAGCAGGGGTTGATTCCGCCCGGTACAAGGAAGCGGCGCGTCGTGGTGAAAGACAAGCGGACATGCAAAATCTGCGAGCCGATGAAGAATCAAGAGGTAGACTACGACGAGCCGTTCACGAGCCCCTACGATGGCTCGCAAACGTTGTTCGGTGCGCAGCATATTTCTTGTCGCTGCACCGAAGTGCTCATCTTCCCGGAGGCGTAGGTGCCTAAGAAAGCGAACGAAGACGGCGGCAATACCGCCAAGGAAGCCGCGGAACAAGTTTCGGAGCTCTTGCCGCTCCTTACCGCTGGTGATCGGGCGTGGCTCACGGAATGGCTACACGACACGCAGACCCTGCGCCCCAATCCCACCGACACCCCGCACACCGTCGCGATTCTCGGCAAAGGCGCCGACCACGACAAGGTCACGTTCGGGCTCGAAGGCTGGGAGTATTGGGGGCTGAACGAGTGGAGTTACAACGACGGGCCGTTGGTGCAGTACACGCGCTGGTTTCAGCTTCACCCGCCGCATTACCTGCGGGTCCACTACCCGAGGGGCATCGAAGACCTGGCGAGGCATTGGACGTACGACCGTGGCGTGCGGCTCTACATGGACCGGTACTACAAGCAGTACCCGGACTCGGAAGCCTACCCGAAGGCCGACGTGGAAGCACTCACCGACACCGGTTGGTACCACGCGAGCTCGTTCGATTGGATGTTGGCGCTCGCGATCTTGGAGGGGTTCCCGCACATCAAGCTCTACGGCTGCGGGCAGGTGACCTTCCCCGGCCTGTCCACCGAGCCCATCAGCGCGAGGGCGTGCCTGGAGTACTGGATCGGCGTGGCCGAAGGGAGGGGCATCGACGTGAGCGTGATCGACCCCGGCGACGTGCTCAAGATCGTGCATCTCGCCAAGATGGTCAGCCAGAAGCAGTACGGGTTCGATAACGAGCCGGCGTTGGATCTCGGTAAGCAGGGCGCCGGCTGGGTGGACGTCCGGTGAGCAAGATTGATCCCACCGTCCTGACGGTAGAGGAGCGCCGCAACCTTGTTTGTTACTACGTCGAGGACTGCGGCATGTCCTTCGCCGACATCGGGCGGCTACTCAAGGTCACGCGCCAGCGCGCGAGGGCGATTTACCTGGACGCGGGCGAGCCAAGCGTCAATGGTGGCAAGTGGGCTGAGATCGACCCGAAGGGCGTGTTGCCGCCCAGGCTACGCGGGACGCTCAAGCGACTCGGGCTCACGGCCAAGCAGGCTGTCGAGGTGGAGGTATGGAACCATGAACGGGGGTTCGGCGATGCTAGCCGCGTCGTCCTCATCCGTCATTACAGCTGACGACCTGACGCCGCGCGAGGCTGAGGTCGCGGCGCTGATCGCTCGCGGCTACTCGCAGAAGCGAGTGGCGCACGAGCTAGGCATTTCGCCCCACACGATCAACGGGTACGTGCAATCGGTCGCGGCGCGGATTCCTGGCAACGAAGCCCCGCGCGCCCGCATCATGATTTACTTCGAGCAGGCCGAGCACTCGGCGTAACGTGGCTATGGCGGGACCCACCGGGAATAGAACCGTAAACCCCGCGAGTGACATAAGCCGCCCTTCGGAGAAATCCGGGGGCGGCTTTCGTTAACCCCTATTTTTAGGGATACCTAGGCCTACCCGCCCAGCCGTACCGTTCTCGGTAATGGCTGACGAGACGATCTTCCGCGGGGCTTTCTCCAAGCTCGATGAGGACCAGCGCCTAGTGTTCGGCTGGGCGTCCGTCGTGTCGAAGGCTGGATCCGACGCCCCGCTCGTGGATCTCCAGGACGACATCCTGGACCTCGATTCCCTGGAAACTGCTGTCTACGCGTACGTGATCGAGTCGCGCGATGCGGACGAGATGCATAAGCGCACCGGCGTCGGCACGCTCGTCGAATCCGTGATTCTCACACCTTCGAAAATCGCGAAGATGGGCCTTGATCCCGCGACCGTCCCGGTGGGTTGGTGGGTCGGCTTTTTCATCAGCGACGATACCACATGGGAAGGCATCAAAAACGGCACCTACAAGTCGTTCAGCATCGCCGGTTCTGGCGAGCGCGAGGCGGTGGCGGCCTGATGCCCAACCTCCTGCGTGTCGGCAAGCTCACCGCCGTCGGTCTGGTGGACTCGGGCGCGAATCAAAACGCCGATATCCTCATCTGGAAGCGCGCTCCTGATGGGCGGGTCGGGCCAGGAGGAGCGTCCGGCAATGGCTTCCGGGGCCGACGTGATTCTGAGTCCGGCCCGCAGTCGCTCGGCAAGGCTGATTCGTTTTCCGAGATCCAAGGCAGGCGCCGCGCACAGGACGACATCTGGCGCTTCACAAGCGACCTCGGGCAGGCGTTTCAGTCCGTGCTCGATGACGAAGACGAAACCGATAAGCAGGCGGCGCTCACTGGCTCCCTGGCAGAGTTCCAGGCGGCCGTCGAGTCTGCCATCCCCAACTGGCTCATGGGCGAGCCGGCTGAGAAGTCCAACGATAGGAGCAAGTCGATCATGGAGAAGCTCCCTACGCTCGCCGCCGTTCTGAAGGCGCTCGGGTTCAGCAAGGACGACGTGTCCAGCCTCAAGCCGGAGGACATCGCCGCCGGGCTCGATGACAAGCCGGCCGAGAAGACTGAGCCGGTCGCAGATCCCATCGTGGCCAAGGCGATCGAGGACATGCAGAAGCGCCTCGGTGACGCCGAGAAGCGCGCCTCCGACGCCGAAGCGCTGGCCAAGCGCCTCGACGACGAGAAGCAGAACCGCACGTACGTCGAGAAGGCCAGCAACCTCCGGCATCTGCCGGGCGTGACGGCCGACGACTTCGGGCCGGTGCTTCGCAAGGTCGCGGGCGCGCTCGACGAGGATACGTTCGCCAAGTTCGAGCAGACGCTGAAGGCGGCCAACGAGGCGATTCACACGGGTTCGTTGTTCAAGGAGATCGGCTCGGGTTCCGGTGTCGCGTCGGGCGTGATGGCCGAGGTCGCCGGTCTCGTGACCGAGATCCGCAAGGCCAACCCTTCGCTCGATGAGCACGGGGCACGCGCGCAGGTCTGGAAGAGCCGCCCTGACCTTCTCACCGCTTACGAGCGTGAGCGCCAGCAGGCCCTTCGCGCCGCCGGCATCACCACGGAGGAGTAACCATGGCTTCTGCGATCCCGGGGCTCATCATCAGCCTCAAGTCGTCCGGCGGCCCGACGGGCGACCAGTACAAGGGCGTCTACGCGACGAGCTCCGCTGACCAGGACGGTTACGCGATCCTCGACGATCGGGGCCATCGCTTCACGGGCGTGCTACTCGGCAACTCGACCGAGGCCACGTTCCAGGAAGTGCAGGTGAGTGGCGTGGCCAAGATGGCGGCCGGCGACTCGTCCGCCATGGAGACGGCCATCACGGTCGGCCTCACGCTGTCCCTCTCGACCATCGGGCAGGCGGTCCCCTCCACGGGTGGCGCGGGCGAGTGGAAGATCGGCACGGCCCTCGATTCACTGACCACGGGCTCGACCGGGATCATCCGCGTCTTGCTCGGCGCGTTCCAGTCGTCCAGCTAACGCCAGGGAGACCTGAGAGATGCCCTACAATCCTACGGTGTCCGAACTTCACCAGAGCGCTCCGCTCACGGACATCAGCATCGCGTTCGGCAACGCGGACACGAACTCGGTCCACGACAAGGTATTCCCTGTCGTGCCGGTCGCGAAGCAGGCCGACAAGTACTACGTCTGGGACCGTCAGGACTTCATGCGTTCGGACGCGGAGGCTCGTGCTCCGGGCGCCGAGGCGCACGTCGGCGGGCCCCGGCTGTCGCGCGACTCCTACCTGTGCGAGCGTGTGGCTATCGCTCGTGACATCAGTGACCCCGAGCGCGCGAACGCGGACCCAGCGGTCTCGAGCCTCGACGCGGACGCGACGGAGTGGGTGACCGAGCAGATCCGGCTGAAGAACGAGATCGACTGGAACGCGGCATACTTCACGACTGGCGTGTGGACCGGGGCATCGTCTACGTCCGACATGACGGGCCAGGCCGCGCCGGCTTCGACGGCCGCGAACTTCCTCCAGTGGGACGACGTCGCTTCGACGCCGATCCTCGATCTGCGTGGCGAGTTCCAGTCGATCATGAAGAATGCCGGTCGGAAGCCGAACAAGCTCGTGCTCGGCCAGGAAGTGTGGACGGTGCTCCAGGATCATGAGGACGTGCTGGACCGGATCAAGTACTCCGAGCGCGGCGTCATCACCGAAGACCTCATTGCCGGGCTGCTCGGTGTGGAGCAGGTCCACGTCGCGTCGATGACGCAGGACACCGCCGTGGAAGGCGCGGCGGGCTCGTTCAGCTTCGTGAACGGCAAGGCGGCGCTGCTGTGCTACTCGGCTCCCACGCCGGGACTCAGGCGGCCGACCGCTGGCTACTCGTTCGTCTGGACGATGAGCAGCGGCGCCCAGACCGGCGCGCGCATCAAGCGCTACCGGCTGGAGCGGAACGAGAGCGACCGCATCGAGGGCGAGCGCTGGATCGACTACAAGGTCGTCAGCTCGGTGCTGGGCGCGTTCTTCACGTCAGCCATCAGCTAAGGCTGAACCATGGCACAGCATGTAGCGCGCAAGGATCTGAAGATGCTTGGGCAGCGGTACAAGGCTGGTGAGCCGGTACCGATCGAGAAGCTTGACCGCGAGACGAGGGCTCGGCTGATCCGTCACCGGACGGTCGTGCCCGACAAGGTCACGGTCTCCACCGGACGCAAGGGGAGGTAGCTCATGGGCTACGGCAAGAGGCGGAGACCCGTTTACGAACCTGACGCCGACCGCCTGTCCGGCATCACGAAGAGCACGGCCGCGTCCACGGCGTTGGAGCCGAGAGGCGTCTACTCGCTGGAGTCATCGTCCACGGTCGCGCCCGTCGTGTACACGCTGGTCGCGCCGAAGGCAGGGGACGAGCTCTACGTGAACGCCAACCTCATCGCGGCCGCCACGGGCACATCCGAGTTCCACATCAATTCGGTGGCCGTCTTCGGCTACGACGCTTCGACGGTGGGGCAGGACATGGTCACGCTATCCACGCGCGGCGCTGGGTTCCACGCGATCGCGCGTACCAGCTCGGAATGGCTCGTGGTCGGCGTTCGTGGCGCGACGTTCAGCACGAGCACCTAAGATGACGTAGGAAGGCCAGGGAGCGGCGTAAGGGAGCCCCGGCCCGAGGCCGCTCCAGCGAAGCGGGTACAGACGAGCGGATGGGCGAGCCGCCGGGGCTTAGGAGTGCAACGAGTCTCGGCGGCTCGTTGCTTGGGTAAACCGGAAGCCACGAAAGGACAGCGAACCATGACGGAGATGAGCGCGGAGACGGTCAACAGGGTCAAGGACGAAGTGCGCGAGTCTTTCCCTTGGCGCGTCGATCCATTCAAGCGCACCAAGGACAACGTCGCCATCGTAGGCTTCACGGCGCACCGTGAAGAAGCAATGGCGCTCGACGACTCCTGGGAGATTTGGGGCCTGAACGAGCTTCACCGTTACATGCCGGTGGAGCGGTTCCATCGATGGTTCGAGATCCACGACCGGGCAGTGCTTCAGAAGGACCCCGGCGGCCCTGAGCACCTGGCCGACCTCGCGAAGATGGATATTCCCGTCTACATGCACCAGCACTGGGACGACATCGGGCCGTCGCTCCCGTTCCCGGCAGACGAAATCGTCGAGAACCTTGGCCGCGACTACTTCACATGCTGCCCCGCGTGGATGCTCGGGATGGCGGTCGCGATGGGGTTCAGGCGCATCGCCATGTACGGAGTCGATATGGCAACTCAGTCCGAGTACGAGTCGCAACGCCCCGCGTGCGAATACTGGCTAGGCGTGGCCGCAGGCAGGGGCGTCGAGGTCAGTGTGCCCGACACGTCCGATCTGCTCAAGTGCATCGGCCGCTACGGGTACGACTCCGGCGACCTGTTCGTCAAGAAGATCGACGAGCGGATGCGGTTCTTGCACGACAAGGACAACTCTCTCCTACAAGCGATCCGCGGCCTAGACGGCGAGTACCGGCAGAAGCACAACGCGATGATGGGCGTGATGGAGCGGGCGCGTGGCGCGCTCGGTGAAGCGAGGCTTGGGCGCCAGACCGCGAAGATGAGGGCGCGCGTTGAAGTTCTTTTGCAAGAAATCGCCAACGCCCAGAAGGGCATGGCCGCGCTCGATGAGCAGTACGAGTCCAAGCGGGAAGCGCTCAAGTCCGAACGCCTCCAGATCGTCGGCGGTATTCAGGACTGCACGTTCTGGCGGCAGTCGTGGGGCGTGACCAGCGCGGTCGGTAGCACGACCTCGATGCCCGACCGTAGCAAGGATCCGAGGACCGGCGTCACGGCGCCCTACCAGCCGCAAGCCCAAAGTGTTGACAGCCCTGAGCCCGAGGAGGCGGTTCGATGAGCGTAAACGTGGGTCATCCGGTCGGTTCGCTCGCCGCGTTCTCGTCGGACGGCGCAACGTCCACGGGCGACGGCACGGTATTCGTGTTCGAGCGGCCCGTGACGAAGTGGCTGCTCACTGGCCTCACCGATGGCGCGACGGGCGCGGACCTGATTCTCTCGGGTGCGGCGGCTACGTCGTCGGACGCTCCGTTCGGCACGATCAAGAGCCTCACGGTCACCACGTCAGGCGACGCTGGTTGGTCCACGTCCGACTTCCCAGCGCGGCAGGCGAAGGTCGCGCTCGACGCGATGAGTTCGAGCGTGGCGACCGTGCATGCGTGGCTGACGGGGGTGTAGGCCAGTGGCATGGAATTATGATGCCAGCCTGATCGACTCAAGCGGTCGCTCGTGGGTGCGCTTCCGGGTCGGAGACACGTCGTCGGGTAGTCAGCTCGTATCGGACGAAGAGATCGACGCGGTCCTGAACCTGCACCCGAAGGAGCGGGCCGCCGCGTTCGTCGCTCGTTCCATCGGCGCTTACTTCGCGCGCAAGGCAGACAAGCGGGTCGGTAGGCTGTCCATCTCGATGGCCCAAACGTCCGAGCACTACTTCGACCTCGCGGACGATCTGGACCGTGAGTCCGGGCTTTCGGCCAAGCCCTACGCGGGTGGCATCAGCGTGAGCGATGTGGAGGCGGAGGAAGCTGACACCGACCGGCCCGAACGGGCGGCCTACATCGGGCAGTTCGACAACCTGGGGGCGGTGAGTTCGTGAGCCTCGATGCGCAATGGGCCGACATGAGCACCGGCTTCATTACCGTGGAGGAGCTTTCCACGATGACGGGCTACGGGGCGCCCGTGTACTCGACTGCGTCGTCCTCCTACCGGGCCTACGAGGAATCGGGCGCGCGGCTCGTGGTGACGGCGGACGGTATGCAGGAAATCGCGACCTCGACGCTCTACGTGCTGTCGTCCTCGGCCAGCGTCGGCAATCAAGCACGGATCACGCTTGAGGACGGCCGCCAGCCCCGGCTGCTGCGGGTGGACGTGCTGAACGATGACGAGGGTCAACACCATTTAGAGCTAAGTGTGGCCTGAGAAAATGACCACCATCAGACTTGAGCTAACTGGTGTCAAGGAGCTTGAGCGGCGGCTTGAGCGGGCCGAGAAGGTCGCCATCGACGCGTTGCTCCAAGGGCTCTACGCTGAGGCTCAGGCGGTCATGGCAGAGTCGGTGCCGTTGGCTCCGGCTGACATCGGCGTGCTCGCGGGCTCGCAGTTCGTTGGCCTGCCCGAACGCACGCCGACGGGTGGCGAGGTCGTGCTTGGCTACGGCGGTGCCGCGTCGGCCTACGCGCGCCATCAGCACGAGGGCGTCGGCCCCGCTGTGGGCAATCCGCCGTTCATGCCGCCCGTCTCAGCGTTCGAGGGCTGGGCCGCGCGTGTGCTCGGTGATCCTAAGCTCGCGTTTGTCGTGGCTCGCTCGGTCGGCCGCAAGGGACTCAAGCCCAACCCGTTCCTCAAGGGTCCGCTGATGAGGCGCGCGAAGGGTATGGGCAAGCGGCTCGCTGACAAAGTGAAGGCCGCAATCGAGAGGGGCCGATAGATGGCGAACAAGGGCATCGGGCTCATCTCGCCGGTAGCCGACGGTTCAACCGAGGTCGCGCACTACCTCGACACCGCGAACGCGATGACGTCGAGCGCTTCGCTGTGGGAGATACGCAACAACGGCACGGTGGAGTTTGCGGTCAAGTCGTCGGGCGTCGTGAAAACTGGCGAGTGGGACGCGACGGCCATCCCGGCGTCGAAGGTCAGCGCCGGCACGTTCGCGGTGGGCACCTACAGCTTCGCGGGCTCGACGATCACTGACCTCGGCACCGTCACGACCGCCGACATCAACGGCGGCACGATCGACGGTACGGTGATCGGTGGGAGCGTGGCTGCGGCGATTACGGGGACGACGGGGGTGTTCTCTACGTCGGTCTCGACGCCGAGCATCATCACCGCAAGCGGCGCGCTCACTGTCACTCCCGCTGCGGGCAGCGGTGTCAGCTTCGTACTGTCTACGACTGGCGACTTTGTGGTCAACACGAATCAGTTTGTGGTGGACACGAATACCGGCAACGTCGGGATTGGGACGACGGGGCCTGGTAAAAAATTACACATTAGTGGTGCGAGTGGCGATGCCTCGTCGGTACAAATCGAATCTACCACTGCGGGTCAGGATGCAACGCTGTGGTTCTTGAGTAACTCGTCATCGGCTGGTGCAGAAGGCAAGATACTGTTCGGAGATGCGGCTGATAGCGATGTGGGAAGGCTGCTGTATGACCATGATGATAACTTCATGTCACTCTACACAAACGCGGGAGAGAGGGTCAGAATCACAAGCACCGGCAAGGTCGGCATCGGGACGACGAGTCCCGCCACCCTTCTCGACGTA